CATATCAAGAGCTGACTTAGAGCGTCCAAGCGGTGCAATATTCACCGATAGCCCAGCTGACATAAAGATCGTGCCACCTGGCGACATCAACGCATCAATGGCAACAATACAAGTTATCGAGCAAGAGATGAGCGAGGTAAGCGGTGTTAGCCCTCAACAAAATGGAGCGTCTACAACTAGGCAAGAAACAGCGACAATGGCATCAATTATGGCAAATGAGGGTAGCGTAAGGCTTCAAGGCTACATAAGAACATACAATGAAACCTTTTTCGAGCCTATATTTGAACGCCTTGCATTTTTAGTTTGGAAATACGGCGATCCCTTATTTTTTGCAGGTTTTTACCGCGGTGAAGTGCCAAGCTTCAACATCAACCTAAACACTGGTATAGGAGCGCTCAACAAAGAGGTGCAAAAGAAAAGCCTAATGGATGCTAGCCAAGTAATAGCAGCTCAATTTGGTATGTGCTTACAGCTTCAAGACGGCGAGGGCGCAAATAGAATGAAAGAAGCAAATGAGAAAATCTTACTCGAGCTTCTGCCTCTATATGGAATAAAAGACCCAGAGAATTTTATCGGAAAGGAGAGTGAGCTTGCTAAACAACTTAAGCCACAGGCTATTTTGCCAAGCGTGGCAGAGCCTATCGCAGAAGCAGGAGCTTTACCAGCTGACGCAATGCCAAGCGTTTAGGGCTTTTTCAGAATATCTATTGGGGCTTTATGCGGCAAGTGTTACCGCTAGCCAAAATGACAAAAACAGCGATGAAGTGAGGTTAAGGGCGATTGAGAACATTAAAACTCTCGAAAGCCTTTTAAGTTTTTTTGAAAATTACAAAGAGGAGTAATAAATGACAGAGCAAGAAGCACTAAACGAGCTAACAGCCATAGTAAATGGGAACGAGCAGGCAGAGCCTGAAACAAACGAAGCGGCAGAACAGCCAGCAGAGGAAGCAAAGACTGAGCCAGCGACAGTGTCAGATGAGCCAAAGAAAGAGGAGCTAAATATAGACGCTATTAAGCAAGCACTAACTGAGGCGCTAGCAGCAAAAGAGCAATCAACACAAGGGGCAAAACCACAACTTGAACCTGAAAAACAAGCCTTACTTGATAGTCTAGGGCTTGGAAATCTTGACGCGCTAAAAGCTCAAATGGATCAAATCACACAAGCACAAGCAGCGCAAGCAGAGGAAGCTAGACGCCAAGCAGTTTTTGACAAAAATCTAGCAGAGTTCAAAAAAGACTATCCAACAATACGCCCTGATGATCTAGCAGAGTTTGCAAAAGCTCACGGCATGAGTGATCTACTAGGCGAAAATTATGTAGGTTGGAAAGCAGTAGCAATGGGAATGATCAATGTAGCAAAAAGCAAAGAGAAGCCAGACGAAATTTTAAGCGGCTCAAATGCGAGCAGTGAGTTATCAGCGTTTGATAGAGCCAAAAAAGGCGAAAATGTGAGCGATGTGGAATATGGCGCAGAGCTTTTGAAATTAGCAGGATTATAAGGAGCATAAAATGGCAGGATTTTTTGACTGGGGTGGAAACAATATAACACAAGGGGCTGGCAAAAATGGCGGTGGCTTTTTAAGTTGGCTTGGCGGTGGTGATGCAGGCGGCACACCTAACTGGCTTACAGCCTTGGGAACTGGTGGCGCATTATGGAGTGCTTATAACCAAAGTAAAATGGCAAAAAAAGCATTTAACCTAAATAAAGATGCTTATGATTTTAACAAGATGCTTTCACAAAGACAGCTACAAAGAGAAAATCAAGCAAATCAAAATTTAGTCAATGCTTGGAACGCATCAAACTTTCACAAACAACAAGAGGACGAGGCTTACTAATCTAAGCCTCACAAAAAGGAGCAAAAATGCCGTATTTTAACCCAAACAAAGTAGATTTCAACTACAACACCAACACAATAGACGCAGTAGGCGCAACTGGTAGAGCATTATGGGATATATATCAAGATAGCGTAAGAAACAACTTCACAAAACAAAGGCTAGCAGAGGAGAATAGATCAAATTTAGCAAACGAGCAAAATAATATAGATAGGCTAAACGAAAACATACGTCACAATATGTCAACCGAAACTGAAACAGCGAATAACAATGCCATAAATCAAGGGCTTAAGCGTGACGAGCTTGGGATAAAGGGGCAAGAGTTAAACCTAAAAGCGAACAAGTATCAAAATGACGCCTATCACAATCAATTAATGGCGAATATTGCTATGCAAAACGCAAATACAAACGCAAATAGGCTTAATTTTGACGTGCAAAGATACAATAATGGGTTAAATAGTGATAGTTTAGAAACCAATTTGGCTTTTGAGAAGCTAGGGGCAAAGTTGCCTGATTGGGCAGAAAATATGTCTCCGCAAGAAGTGCAAGCTTACAAAAAAGCGGTTATAAAAGTAGAGACAAATAAAGCTTTAAATGGGGCAAGTGGGTCTCTTGTGGATAGAAAACAACTAGCACAAAAATCAGTGCAAAACTTAAGCGACCTAAAAACACTGCTCGATAGCCTAAAAAGGGCGAAAGAAAAATATAGCTCTACAAACACTGGGTGGCTTGATACTGCATTGCATAGTGGGGCAAAATATTTGGGTTTTGACGGCAAGCAAATGAACGATTTTAGATCCGCTCTAAACAATGCAATGCTTTTTGCAAAAGGCGTGTTTGGTGACGGTAAGATGTCGAATTTGCAATATCAGCAACTCATAAATAGCTTCCCAACTGGGGATGAAGCGAGCGATAAGGCTTTTATTTCAAATTATGACGCCACTCTTGACGCATTGGGGTCATATTATAAAAATACAGTTGAGCAAATGCAAAATGGGGGCGTTAATATGAGAGAGTTTGAAGGAATGCTCCCAGAGATACAGTCACAGATTAACGAGCTTTACTACAACCCAAGAGGTGAGCCTGAAAAACAAAAAATCTCACCTCAAGAAGGACGAAGTCTTGGGGCAAACCAAAACAACTCACAAAGAAATTACATAGACGCAAAAACACTTGGCATAAATTTTAGATAGGAAAATAAAAATGGCTTGGATAAAAATACCTGAAAATGCAAAAGAGATGCAAATAGGCGGTAACTGGGTACAAATACCAAATGGAGCTAAAGAGATGCAAGTCCCTGATGGCTTGTTGTCTAAACAACAAAACAGCAACGTAGCAACCTATGCTCCTCCACCAGCACCTGATATGAGTAAAGCAGTAGATGCTACGCCAAAAGAAAAGACATGGTACGACAAAGTTGGTGAATTTGCGGATCAAATCTCTCCAATAAATGTCATAAAAGGGGTAGGTAAAGAGTTAGGGGGAATGCTTGAGTATTCTCACTATGACGGAGCTACTGGCAAAGAATTAGAGGCAAAAAAGGCTACTGAAGCACTAGCAAGAGCAAAACATGCAGGCGATGATAGAAACATCATCTCACAGCTTGCAGGTGACGAAAGTAAAGATCAAGCAGTAAAAGAAAGAACCGAAAATTTGCTCTACAACTGGGCAAAAAAGAATAATTATGATGACGTAAGAGAGGCTAATGGCAAGTATTATTTACAAAAAGGAGATAATTTTATCCCAGTAGATGAGCCAGGTATCGGCGATAGTGTCTCAACCTATTTAAATGAAATGGGCGTGCCTATGGGGGCAATAACTCTAGCGTCTAATCTTTTACCAAATAAAAAACTAAGTGCAGCACAAAAGGCGGTAACTGCTGCTCTTGGTACAGCTGGAGCATCTGGCATTGGTGCTGCAATGGACGTTTTTGCCGATAAAAGAATTTTAGGCGATGATAGCATAACCACTGATGATTATTTAAAACACGCTTTGCGTGGCGCAAGCGATGATGCTTTAGTCTCGGCTCCACTAGCAGCAATGGCATCGCCAGCGGTTAAAGAAGCTCTAAAAAAAGGGGCAAAAACAGCTTCTGATCTATCACTTGTAAAACCTCTTGCAAGATACGTGATAAATGACAATATTGGTGGAGCCGAAAAAGCAATAATGGATAAATTAGGCGGAGAGGCAAACACGGCAGCAGCTCAAAATTTATCTAAAAATGCACTTGGCGATGACCTTTATAGGACTTTACTAAACGACGACCAAGCTTATGCTTTACCAAAAGTTGGCAATGAAAAGATACAAAAAGGCATTAACTACGTAAACGACAATATCTTAGCTCCAGCCCAAAAAATAACAAGAGATATGATAAAGGGCGAGGGAACAAGAGAGCGAGAAATGGATCTATTTTTAACTGCTCTTGGTAACGACGCTAAGGGAGCAGATATAATTGCCGATGCAGTTGCAAGAGACCCAAAAAGCTTTTCAAAAATCTATAAAATGTCAAGCGATTTAAACGCAGACGCAAAAAATGCTTTTCTTAATATGATAGAAAAGAAAAAGACAGCAGATATTTTAAGCGGATACGAAAAACGTACAAAAGATAATTTTGGCGAGGTGATAAACGCTCTTGATGATGCCTTTGCAGGCAAAGAAGCAAGCGCAAATTTACTACAAGCGAAGCATGAACTTGGCACTCAGGCGTTAAGACTGCCAGCAGGGTATAGAGATAGCACATTGGAGCTATTAGGGAATACCAAAGGCTTTAAAGGGCTTAACGAAGTAAGAAACGTGCTAAGTGCTGATATGGCAAGGCTAACTGCTCCTGATGCTATCACAGCAGGCACCAAAAAAACACTTGGTAAGATGATAGAAGCAGTAGATAATGCTATAGACAATGTCGCCGAGCAAGCTTTTAGCAACCCAGCTCTTAGCCAAAAAGCAAAAGATGTTTTAAAACAAGCAAGGAGTGAATACGCTCTTTTTAAAGAACTTCAAAACTCTAAAATTTACCATGATGTAATGGGTGAGCTAAAGAGTAGCGGCGATATAACAAACTCACTTTTAAAAGCTCTTAACGCAGAAAACGGCTTAGATTTAAAAGCTCTTACAGCTAGATTAAGCAGTAGTGAACAAGAAGCATTAGAAACTAACTTAATCCGTGGCGTAATAGAAAAATTTACCAAAGATGGGATAACTGACTTTTCTAAGGTGAGCAATACTTTAAAAAATGCTCCGTTTGAGAGTAAAAGAGCGGTGGAAATAATGGGTGAGCTAAATAAAAAAGCTCCTATACTAAATAACACGTCTTCACTGCTTGAAAAACTAACAGCAATTAATCCAAAGGCTAAAGAGCTACAACAAGGCATAGGGCATTCAGTAACTGGAGCACTTATGACAATGAAGAGAAATTTAGCCATTGAAAGGTTAAAATCACTGCTCCCAGTATTAGGCAATGACGCATCTTTAAAAAATCATATAAGAAGTGCAATTAATAATGCAGGCGATCTAAAAAGTGTTATTAATAATCTTGAAAAGATAGAGATAAAAGATGCACCAGAGAACTCAACTAAACTACTAGAAGCTTTTAAAAACGAGGTAAAGGCGTTAAGAGAAGAGGCTCAAACTGGAGAAATAAAAGGGGATGGGTTTGTAGTAAAAAATGGTGGCAAGCTTACTTTTATGGATGAAGCTAAATTTGAGCTAAGTAAAGAGCTTCAAGGCAAAACTGATCTAGGCGAAAAAATATCAACTTCTTTAGCGTGGCTTCACTCAAAACACCCTGAAATGTTTGAGAACAAAAGAGCAGTTAAAGAATTAATTGATTATGTGCTTGATGAACCAAATACTATAAAGGCTGGGAAAAGCGAAAATAGTGTTTATCTTGGTAAAAAAGATGGCACAAAAATAAAAGATATTGTGGTAAATAAAAGTGAAAATAAAATAATTCACGCAAATAGACGCAGGATGAGCACGGATGAAATAAAGGCTGACGGTAAGGACGCCCACATCCCCTTACACACTGATACTATGCCAGCAGGGGCGACTGGTGCAGATGCACGTTCGTCAGCTGATGAAAGTATTATACCACAAAAAGACAAAAACACTAAAACGATCAATGCAAGCCCACATATAGCAAGTGGCTTACTTGGTGGCACAGCAAATGGCGCTGATGAAAACGGCAACGTTAGCCCTGAAGAGTTTGCAAAGGGTTTTATCTATGCATTGTTTGGGTCAAAGTTTAGTGCTTCAGCGGTTAAACGCATAAGCCCAGAGCTTTATAATTCTATTCTTGGGCTTGGCAAAAAGATGCCACAAATGGCAAAAGATAATCCAAAACTTTTAACTAAAATTTATGGATCAGCGAAGAGTAATAGTATAAATTCTTTTGCAGGAGAAAAGGCACTTAACGCTAGTGCTAATAAACTCTCAAAAGCCAAATCTATGTTAGAAAAAGGCGAAGATGAAGTTAAAATTTGGCAAAGCACTGGTTGGTATAAAGATAAAGATGGCGCTTGGAAGTTTGAGATAGATGATAGCCCAGCTAAAATCAAAAATCAAAACGCAGATAAATTAGGCGACTTACTAGAGCATAAAGAGTTATTTAAAGCATATCCTGAGTTAAAGGATATAAACGTAGTAAAAATAAAAGATGAACTTTACAATAAAAACTTAAAGGATTGGCACAAAGAGAGCTCCCCACTAACTAAAAACACAGATGGAACCCCCAAAATTTTTTATCATGGGACTAAAAAATCAAATATAAGCGAGTTTGACCAAAAGTTTGATAAAAGTAAGTGGGGGTTTTTCTTTACAACTGATAAAGGGTTGAGCGAGGAATATTCAAAGGGGCGATATGGACTAAAAGAGCCAAATAGCGGAGTTATGGAGGTATATATAAATGCCAAAAAGCCTTTTGATTTAAGGGAAGAAATTACAAACGATACTGCTAAAAAATATCAAGCATTGCTTGGGAATTTAGCAAAAAGAGATGACATAAAAAATAGTATTGGGAAAAATCTTTATGAATATATAAAAAATACTAACCTAAAACAATATGATACAAAGGCAAAAGCATTTAAAGATAAATTGCAAAAGGCAGGATATGATAGCATTATATTAGACGATAACGTAATAATTGCATTTAACCCAAACCAAATAAAACATGTAAAAAACAATGGAAATTTTAATAAAGAAAATGATATTTATGCATTAGGGAATAAAGGCTATTACGATCCAGTTAAAAAAGAAATTGGGCTTAGTGAAATAGCAGATAAATCGACCTTAATGCACGAAATCCAACACGCAATACAAGATATTGAAGGGTTTGCAAAAGGAAGCAACACAAATAATAAAAAATATGCCCTCTCTCATGGTGAAGCTGAAGCGAGGAATGTACAAAATAGGCTCGACTTAAATAAAAAAGGCAGAGCTCATCCGCATGAGACTTTTGACGTAAATCCAAACGAGACATTTGTAAGTAGAGAAGATGGAGTAAATTTTAGTCAAAAATTGCCTGAGTTAAAAGAAAAACGAGGCATCTATAATGTCACATATAACGGCAAGAACGCTACACAAATAAAACAAGACTTAGACAATATAAATGATGCTATCAAATACGAACGAGGAAATATTGGCAAAGGAGCGAAGCATATAAGCATCAGACACTTAGATGATGAAAACAAGGCTGGCTTTGTTACGAAAGAGGAATTGCTAAATTTGGGTGAAAATGTGCGTAATTTTATTAAAGAATACAAAGAGCCATTTGTAAATAAGAAAAATGCTCGTATTTATGAATGGGAAGACGATAAAGGCGTTAGGTTTAAGCTAGTAGTTAGTAATAAAAATGGCGAAGGGAGAGGGTTACCGCTTGACAAAAGCCAAGACGTGTCCTCAATTACTAATGACCTTCGCCCAGCCACGAAAAAGGGATTAAGCCCAAGTGGCAGCCTTAATAATATTATAACCTTTTATTCTGATAGAAATCTAAAAGAGCCGATGAAGTTTGAGAACCCAAAACTTAAGCTACTTGATGCAATAGACAATAGTAGCGATAAAGTAGGCTTAGTCAAGAAAGTGCTATTAAACAAAGACATAAGCGACGGCGTAAAAGCTAAGGCAGTTAATGGACTAACTAAAAATAAAATTAGTCAAGCAACTAAAAATAGCTATATATCTACTAAAAACTCCGAAAATAATTAAAAGCCCTATCTTTTAGGGCTCACTTTTTTTAAAAACATTAAATTTTCTTTTTGATTTTCTCAAAATTGGGTAGATTTGACACAGCTGTTAATGATAAATTGCCATTAAATTGCATAAAAGGAGCAAAGAAATGGCAATAACAACTACTGGGTTTCAAGCCCCAGCTACAAAACGTGAAGGCTTAAAGCCCTCAGTCTATGAAAACATAATCTTAATAGGTGCTGATGAGACGCCTATACTTAAACTTATTGGCACTTCAAGTGTTAAAGGTATAGAGCACTCTTGGCTAACTGACAGCTTAGCTGCCCCAAAGAAAAACGCACAGCTAGAGATTTCTGACTTTGACGATCAGATCAAATCAAGCGTG